CCGAACGCGTCCAGGCCGGCGCCGCCTGGCTCGACGAAGACAAGCCCGGCTGGTGGCACACCATCGACCTCGACACCCTCGACATCGCAAGCTGCCAGGCCTGCGTGCTCGGCCAGACGTACGGCCACTACACCGAAGCACCGTTCGACGCCCGCTGGGACGGCCACGCGTTCGTCGGCGACGCGCGCGGCTTCCACAGCCTCGCCGAGCTGCACGGGAAGGCTGAGGCCGCCGATGACGCTGCCCTGACCGAGGTGTGGCGGGCCCTGGTCGAACAGCGGCGCAGCCCTGGGGAGACCGCTTGACCGGACGCCGCACCGTCGACGACTCCGCCCAGGACGCCTATCGCGGCGCCCTGGGCGGCTCTGCCGTCTTCGAACGGGCCACGAACGGCCCAACCACCGAGGAGATCACCCGCGCCCAGCAAGCCGCGCTGCGGGCCGCCGCCAGGATTCTGGCCCGGCACCACCGCCCGGACTGGCGTCCCGGAACCGACGGCGAGCTGGACGCCTGGGGGCACGGCTACAACACCGGCTACAACGCGGCCATCGGCAGCAACCGCCCGGACGGCAGCCGATGAGCGACCGAACGGGGGCGATCCGTGCAGCCTTCGCGGACGTCGACATCAGCATCCCCAGCAACCTGTTCGCGTACGGGTTCGCCCTGGGTCAGGCCGCCGAGCGCGAGGCCCAGGAGGCCGCCGACGACGAGCTTCACCGGACCGCCGTGCGGGCCATCGTGCGCGACGTCGCGCGCGCCGACCGGCGAGCCCACTTCGATCAGCTCGGGATAGTGCGATGAGCGATGACCCCGACGCTCCGACACTGGAGGGGATCCACGACGCCGCGGTGTACCTCGCCGACCTCGGACACGCGGCCGAGCGGGCCAACCGCCGGACCACGATCGAACCGGACCCGATCGATTGGTCGGATGTCTTCGCGGACGACGTCAAGCCAAGCGGGCCGCGGTACCCGAAGTGCCCCGTGTGCCTCACGGCCGGCGAGGACTTCAAGCTCACCTGCTCGTGCGAGGTCGGTACGAAGACGCCAGAGACGCACAACGCGTTCGCCGCCACGCTGGTGCGGCGGTCCGCGCTACGTGGCCTGCCGAAGCCTGAGCCGCTGATCGACGGCCTCATGTCGAGGCGGAGCGTGGTGCTGCTCGTCGGCCCGTCAAATAGCGGCAAGACGTTCGTGAGCCTGTCGTGGGCGTGCTCGGTGGGCACCGGGCACGACTGGCTCGGCCACACGGTGTACCGCACCCCGGCGCTGTACACGGTCGGGGAGGGGGCGGGTGGGCTCGATGGCCGGATCAGCGCGTGGGAGCGGTCGTGGGACCGCAAGGTCGGGGACGACGACGTGGTGTTCTCGGTGCGGCCGAAGTCGCTGCGTGAGATCGACACGTGGATCGAGATCGGTGCGACCGCCCGCGACCTCGGCGCCGGCCTCATCGTGCTCGACACGTTCAGCAGCCTCGCGCCGGACGTCGACGAGACCAAGGACGCCGCCACGATGACCCGGCGGATGCAGGACCTGGCGGCCGCGACCGACGGCACCGTGGTGCTCGTGCACCACCCCGGATGGGGTGACGCCACCCGGGCGCGCGGCGGCTCCCAGCTTGAGGCGAACGCGGACGAGGTGCTGATCCTCCACGGCACGCCCAGTGACCCGAACCTCGCCCTGGAGCGCAAGAAGGTCAAGGAGGGTGCCGCAGGCGACAAGATCTGGTTGCGCCGCAAGCCGGTCTACGAGTCGGTCGTGATCGAGGGGGTGACCCGGTCGGAGCGGAAGGAGGACGCCGCGGACAGTGCGGTGGCGGTCATCCGGGCGGTGTTCGCGGACCCGTTCACCACGGCGCAGCTACGCGACGCACTGGAGGAGCGGCTGGGCGTGTCCCGGACGATCGCCTACGAGCACATCAAGTCGCTGCGTGAGCAGAAGAGGATCAAGCGGGTCAAGGGCGACGGCCGTAACGCTTCGTATGAGCTGGAGGACCTGTGAGGTTACTCTCCGCACAGTTTCGTCCGGATGATCTTCCGGACGAAGTCCCGGACGAAGTCCCGGACGATCTCCGGACGAACTCACTGTTTCAGCAGGTCAGACCAATTGTCCGGCCCGGACGAACTCATCGTACAGATCGTCCGTCCGGCAACCCCTGTCTAAGGACAGGGGGGTTGCCGGACAAACGGACGACCACACGAACCCGGACGAGCACCAGGAGAACCCGATGAAGCCCGACCTGAGCGAGATCCGCGACCAGCTCGACCGCGCCATCGCCGCCGCACTACCACACTCCGGCGGCCGCGTCCGGCCGCTCCTGCAGGCCCTGGCCGCCGAGCTGGCCGCCGTCGACGCACGCGCCCCCACGCTCACCTACGCGCCGGCCACCGGCAGCACCGTCATCCCCGACGAGTGGATCGACGGACCATGAGCCGCACGTGGGCCGGCGGCAGCACCCGCGCATGGCGACGCACCCGCGCCTACGTCCTGACACGCGACGCCGGCAAAGGATGCCGCGCCCACACCGAAGGCTGGTGCGACCGCGTCACCACACAGGTCGCACACACCTGCACAGGCCGGCAGGACGTAGCCCACCACACGCTCGGCCGAGCAATCACGGGCGACAACCCGGACCACATCATCGCAGCCTGCCAGCCCTGCAACCTCCACATCGGCGACCCCACCAAGGCCGCTGACCCGCCACCAAGGACGAGACGCCAATGGTGATCCGGTTTTTCCGGCGAGGGGTACCCCTGGACACCCGCCGCAATGTTCTTGTGTGTTTCCCGGACCAGCTCTCACTCCCGGGGGCGTAGGTGGCTGTGCTGCTCGGGTCGACGCGGCCGCGGCTGTTCACGCCGCCGCTGGTCGCCAACGCGCGCGGGTTGCCGGTGCACACGCGGGGGCGGGAGTTCATCCGCTTCGCGCGGGCGTTCGGGGAGCCGGTGTGGCCCTGGCAGGAGGAATTGGCCCTGCGGGGCCTCGAGCTGGACGAGAACGGCCGGTATCGGTTCCGGATCCTGATCGTGCTGGTGGCGCGGCAGAACGGGAAGACGCGGTTCCTTCGGCTGCTCGCGTTGTGGTGTCTGTTCGAGCGCGGCGTGCGCCTGGTCGTCGCGGCCGGGCAGGACCGGTCGCGGGCGTTCGAGGTGTGGGAGGACGCGATCGAGGCCATCGAGGCGCATCCGACGTACTGCGAGCGGCTTGGGAAGGTGTGGCGGCGCACGAACGACGAGTACTTCCGGGTGCTCGACGCCGACGGGGCGCCGGCCGGCCGGTACCGGATCAAGGCGGCCACCCGGTCGTCGGGGCGCGGCCCGAGCGCGGACTTGGTGCCGTTCGACGAGCTGCGCGAGCAGACCGACTGGGAGGGCTGGTCGGCGCTGTCGAAGACGACGATGGCCCGGGAGGACGGCCAGCTGTGGGCGTTCTCGAACGCCGGCGACCGCAAGGCGGTGGTGCTGCGTCACCTGCGCTCGGTCGCGCTCGCGGGCACCGACCCGTCGATCGGGATCATGGAGTGGTCGGCGCCGGACGGGTGCGCGCTGGACGACCGGAAGGCGTGGTCGCAGGCGAATCCGTCGCTCGGCAGGCCCGGAGGGCTCACCGAGGCGGCGATTCGGACCGCTCTGGCGTCGGATCCGCCGGAGGTGTTCCGCACCGAGGTGCTGTGCCAGTTCGTCGACGACCTTGAGCACGCCGTCGACCCGGACGCGTGGATGCAGTCCGCTGACCCGACGTTGGACGATGTGCGCCGGGACTGGGTGGCGTGCGTGGATGTGGCCCCGGATTCGGCTCATGTGACCCTCGCGCTGGCCGCGAAACTGCCTGACGGGCGGGTGCGGACCATGATCGCGGCCTCGTGGGAGTCGACGCGGGAGGGGCCGGCGACGGAGCGGGCGCGGCGCGAGCTCCCGGCGAAGCTGGCCGAGATCGGGCCGCGGCTGGTCGCCTGGTTCCCGTCGGGACCGGCCAAGCCCCTCGCTCCGATTCTGCGGCCGACGGACCCGAAAAAGGCCAAGAAGTACGTCGAGATCAAGGGTTCGGAGGTTTCGGAGGCGTGCATGGGCTTCGCCGACCTGGTGGCGGCGCGGCTGGTCGTGCACCCGGCGGATCCGTTGCAGACGGCGCATGTGACCGGGTCGCAGAAGCTGACCGAGGGTGACGGGTGGCGGTTCGTGCGGCTGGGTGCGGCGCACTGTGACGCGGCGTACGCGTCGGCTGGGGCGGTCTACAAGGCGCTGACTCTGCCGGCGGGGGTGGGTCGGCCACGAATTGTCAAGGCTCGACAACGCGAGTTGTAGGGTTCCTACAATCCCGGCTGTACCCTGTGCTCGTGGCCTGGTCGATCCGCAAGATCTTCGGCGGGCCGGAGCCGGCGAAGATGCAGGCCAACCGGCCTGACGCCCGCTTCGCCGTGACCATTCCGCCCGAGTTGCTGCAGGGCATGACCGCCGGCGGTGCTCTGGCCCCCCGGATCAGCCGTGCGGAGGCGCTGCAGGTGCCGGCGGTGCTGCGGGCCCGGAACCTGATCTGCGGGTCGCTGGCGACGCTGCCGCTCGGCGTGTACGGCCCGGACCTGCGCCCGGCCACCGACCGGCAGTACCTGGCGCCGAACCCGGACCCGGAGATCGCCCAGGTCGTCGTGATGGCCCAGACGTACGAGGATCTGCTCTTCGAGGCCGTCTCCTGGTGGCGGGTAACCGCGTTCGGGCCGGGCGGGCCCGGCCGCGGCTTCCCGATCGAGGCGGTGCACGTGCCGCACGACGCGGTGACCGTGGACCCGCCCGGCGGGCTGCTGCCGTCGCAGCAGCGGATCTCGCCGGACATCGCGTTCCCGGTGGGCGGTCAGGTGCGGATCGACGGCCGTCCGGTGCCGGATGAGGAGATCATCCGCTTCGACTCGCCGAATCCGCCGCTTCTGGTAGCCGGCGCCAGGGCGATCCGGACCCTGCTGCGGCTCGAGATGTCGGCGTCCCGGTACAGCGACGACCCGCTGCCGCTCGGCTACTTCAGCCCGGCCGACGGCGCCGACCCGGTCGACGACGAGGACATCGAGGAGATCCTGTCCGACTGGGAGGCGCAGCGGCAGAAACGCGCGTGGGGGTACGTGCCGGCGGCGATCAAGGCGAACACCGTGCAGTGGTCTCCGGAGCAGTTGCAGCTCGCCGACTCGCGGCAGCACGCGGTGCTGGAGATCGCCCGGCTGACCGGTCTGGACGCGGAGGAGCTCGGCGTCAGCGTGACGTCCCGGACCTATCAGAACCGGGTGGAGCGCAACCAGGACAAGATCACGTACACGTTGGGGCCGTACGTGACCTCGGTCGAGCAGCGGCTGTCGATGCGGGACGTGCTGCCGCGCGGCTACGAGACGCGGGCCGACTACTCCGGCTTCCTGCGCGCGGACCCGAAGTCCCGCATGGAGACGTACAAGACCGGCCGCGAGGTCGGGGTGTGGGCCGACGACGACGAAGTGCGGGCGGAGGAGCGGCGGCCGCGGCTCACACCCGCGCAGCGGGCCGCCCGCCAACCCGCGCCAGCGGCGGCGGTCCCGCCCGCGGCGCGGACGGATGCGCCGGAGCCGCAGGCCGGCCAGTCGCGACGGGAGGGTCGTGTGATCCCCATGCCGGAACGGGCGGTGTTCAACGCCGCCGAAACGGTCACCATGCAGTTCGAGGTGTCCACGGAGGACTTCCAGGTCGATACCAGCCGGCGCACGATTACCGGGCTGCTGCTGCCCTGGGGCAAGGTCGCGAACAACGGAATCGCGAAGTGGAAGTTCCGACCCAACTCACTCGACTGGTCGGACGTCAGCCGGATCAAGCTCAACCGCCATCACGACAACAGTGACCTGATCGGCGTTGCAACTCGCCTTCAGTCCGCGAATCGCGGTCTCATGGCGACTTTCAAGGTGGGTCGTGGCCCTGATGGTGATCGGGCGCTGGAAAAGGCGGAAGACGGCATTCTCGACGGCTTCTCAGTGGAGGTCGATTTCGACAGTGCCGATTCCTGGGAGCCGGATCCCGAGGACTCCTCGGTGCGTCTGGTGCATCAGGCGACTCTGCGCGGCGTTGCCCTGACGGGTACCCCCGCATTCGACGACGCGCGGCTGACGTCTGTGAAGGCCAGCCGGGACAACACGAAGGGAAACGCCATGGGGACCGATACGAAGGTCACCACCGGCCAGCCCGACAAGCCGGAGACCTTCGACTTCGAGGGCTTCGTGGTCGGGCTGGCCGACTCGATGAAGGAATCCCAGTCCAACCTCGTCGCCTCGCTGACGCAGTCGATAGGCGAGTCGGTCAGTGCCGGCGTCAAGGTGGCGCTGGAGAACATCTCCAGCCCGCAGGACGGGCCGCAGCCCGTGCGGGCCGCCCGGTACACGGTGACCCGTGAGGCGCCGGTCTACGCGCTGAACGGGGTGGGCCCGTCACTGGTGCGGGACGGCTGGTACGCCGCGATGCACCGCGACGACGAGGCGATGGATCGGCTCCGGAAGTTCCGGATGCAGACCGAGGACCTGGCGAAGCTGGCCCGGTCCGAGATGGGCCGCCAGGCGTTCACGACGATCACGACGGCGAACGCGTCGCAGGTGATCCCGCCCGGCTACCGGCCGGACCTGTTCGTGCCGATGCTGGCGCAGCAGCGGCCACTGGTGAACGCGCTGTCCCGTGGCGTGATCGAGAACGCGACCCCGTTCGTGGTTCCGGTCTTCACGTCGTTCACCGGCGCCACGGCGGACCACGTCGAGGGCACGAACCCCACCGACGGGTCGCTGGCCCTGGGCACGAAGACGGTCACCCCGGGCGCGGTGTCCGGGCGGCTGGTGCTGACCCGGGAGATCGCCGACTCCAGCAACCCGGCGATCGACCAGATCGCGCTCAACTCGATGATCGAGTCGTACAACCGGCAGACCGAGGGCAAGGTCTACACCCTGCTGAACGGCGCCAACGGGGCCGGCGGCACCATCACCACCGGGTTCGTGCCCTCGGGTGCGCAGGCCTCGACGTACGTGGGCTCCACCGGCACCCCTCCGGCGCTGATCGCCGGCATTCGCGGCGAGCTCGCCCGGTATCCGTTCAACCGGTTCAACGCGCCCACCACGGCCCTGATGGGTCAGAACGCGACGTCGATCCTGGCTCGGGCGACCGACTCGACGGGGCGGCCGATCTTCCCGTCGGTCGGGGCGCAGAACGCGTCCGGTCTCGGCAACGCGGTGCAGCAGGGCTGGTCGGTGGACGGGCTGATGTTCCAGCCGGCCTGGGCGATGACCGGTGTCGCGGCCGGCGACACGCAGATCGCGATCCTGAACGCGCTCGACTTCTGGGCGTGGGAGTCGCCGCTGCTCACGTTCCGGTACGAGGAGAAGTCCGGGCCGGCGCTGATCGAGCTGGCGCTGTTCGGCTACTTCGCGACGCATCTGCTGCGCCCGGTCGGGCTGAGCGGGATCCGGATCACCTGATGACCGGGAAGACGGGCGCACGGCCGAGCTCGCCGGCGAAGAGCACTGCGCCGGCGGCGAAGGCCGCGCCCAAGCCGCAGCAGCGTGAGCCTGAGCCGCCGCCCGCGCCCGCTGCCCCGCCCGCTCCCCGCGTACACCGTGCCGGCGGCTGGATCGACCGCGGCGACGGCCGCGGCTGGGAGCTGGAGGAGTAAGCCATGGCCGTTCTCGCGGTTCAGGATGCCAGCAAAGGCATCCAGGACCTCACCATGAACGCTGCGGCCGGCGGCGGCGACAGCGTGGCCGGCGGCGTCAAGATGGGCGGCTGGGAGCTGCCGGTCGTCATCGTCGTGCGGAACACCGACGCGTCTACCAAGACGGTGACCGTGCAGGGTACCGCCTACGTGGTGCCGGCCACGACCGGGATCGCGCTGATCCCGATCCGGGGCAGCGCGAAGTACGGCGACTCGGTGGCCATCACCTACTCGGCCGTCACCAACGTGACGGTCGGTGTTGGCCGGCTCTCCGGGCCGCTGGACTGACAGGGGGGGTCTCGGTGGCATGGGCGCCGGCGTACATCACGCTGGCCGAGCTGAAGGCGTTCGTCCGCGTCACGGACGCGGTGGACGACGCCGAGCTCACCGTTGCCATCGAGGCGGCCTCACGGGCCATCGACCAGCACACCAACCGGCAGTTCGGCAAGACCGACACCGTCGAGGAGCGGTTCTACACCGCTCGCCCGGACCGCAAGCGGGGCATGTGGGTGGCCCCCGTCGACGACTTCATGACGGTGGCCGGCCTGGTGGTGAAGGTCGGCGGCGTGACGACGACCGAGTTGACGAAGGAGCCGGTGAACGCGGCGGCCAAGGTCCGGCCGTGGACGCGGCTGGCCATCGACCCGACGGCCGCGGTGAAGCCGACCGGCGAGGACTACGAGGTCGCGGTCACCGCTACGTGGGGCTGGTCGGCGGTGCCGGTGCCGGTGACGCAGGCGTGCCGGCTCCAGGCGTCGCGGTTCGCGTCCCGCCGCAACAGCCCGTACGGGATCGCGGGTTCGCCCGATGACGGCTCGGAGATGCGGCTGCTGGCCCGCGTCGACCCCGACGTGGGGGTGGCTCTGCGTAGCTTCGTGCGGCCGCGGAGGTTCGGATGAATCTCGCGGACGTCATGACGCAGGTGGGCGCCCGGCTCGACACTATCGCCGGGCTGAATGTCTTCGCGTTCCCGCCGGACAACCTGCACCCGCCTGCGGCCTGGATCGGCTATCCCGAGGAGTACACGTTCGACGAGACGTACGGGCGGGGCATGGACCGCATCACCAACCTGCCGGTGATCGTCGTGGTGGCGAAGGTGTCGGACCGGTCGGCGCGGGACGAGGTCGGCGCGTACGTCAACGGTGCGGGCGCCAAGTCGGTCAAGGGTGTGTTGGAGTCGGGTGCGTACTCGGCGTTCCACACGCTGCGGGTTACCGGGGTGAGCTTCGACGTGCTGACGCGGGGCGGCACCGACTATCTCGCGGCTCTGTTCACAGTGGACATCGCAGGGCAAGGGAGCGCCTGACATGACGTTTGTGCATGGGAAGAACACGTTCATCAGCATCGGCGGCGTTGACCTGTCCGCGTACGCCAGCTCATCGGACCTGACCCGCAAGTCGGACAAGCACGACGTGACCACGTACGGCAAGAACAGCCACGTGTACTTCGGCGGGTTGGGTGACGGTGAGGGCAACGTGTCCGGCGTCTACGACAACTCCGCCACTGTCGGCCCACGTGCGGTGATCCGGCCGCTGATCGGCACCATCGCCGCGATCATCCGCCGCCCGGAGGGCACGGGTGCCGGCAGGCCGCAGGACGCGGTGAACGCGCTCATCGAGGAGTACGTGGAGACGGCGCCGGTGGCCGACATGGTGACCTGGTCGGTGAAGCTGCAACTGTCCGACGAAGTGACCAGCACGACACAGTAAGGGAGGGGGCCGCGATGGGGGCTTTGGTGGCGACGCAGCCGACGCGGGTCGGTGTGGTGTCGGCGGGTGCGGCGGTGGCCGCGTCGGACACGATTTCCCGGACCATCCTGGGCACGCGGGGGGCGATCCTGGAAATCATCAACGGGAACGCGTCGCCGGACAACATGACGATCTCCGACGCGACGGTCACGCCGACGGGTGCGGCGGCGGCGGCGAACGCGCCGTCGGTGACGAACGGCACGGCCAAGGTGTTCTTCATCGACCCGCGGCAGGCCGACCCGGTGTCCGGGAACGTGACCGTGACGCATTCGGTGACGGCGACGGTGACGTACAAGCTGTATCCGCTCGGCTGAGGGAGGCCCACGGTGGACAAGGATCTGTTGCTCAAGCCGCGGCTGGCCGAGGACGACGTGGAGATTCCCGGCGTCGGCACGGTGCGGGTGCGGGCGCTGTCGCGGGCCGAGGTGCTGATGGTGCGTAAGGCCACCGACAACGCCGACAGCGTCGATGGGCCGCGGGTGCTGGTGTTGGAGCGGAAGATGCTCGCCGCGGCGATGGTGGATCCGGTGCTGAGCGAGGCCGAGGTCGGAGCGTGGCAGCAGGTGTCGGCGGCCGGCGAGCTGGACACGGTGATGACGGTGATTCAGCGGCTGTCGGGGATGCTCGACGATTCGGCCAAGGAGGCGGTGAAGGAGTTCGAGGCCGCCCCGGACGCCGAGTTTCGAGCACTTCCTGGCGGAGAAGCTGGGCCGGACGGTGGCCGAGCTGCGGGAGATGGATAACGGGGAGTTCGTGCGCTGGCAGGTGTACTACGCGCGTGAGGCGCAGCGCCTGGAGTTGGAGCGGCTGAAGGCAGGGGTGTGACGGCATGGCCGGTGAGATCCGCGTCGATGGGCTGGCCGAGTTCTCCCGCAACCTGCGCAAGCTCGACAGCGACCTGCCGAAGATGCTCCGGCTCGGCCTCAACGACGCCGTCAACGTAGTCCTCGACTACGCCCGCCCGCGGGTGCCGTCCCGCACGGGCAAGGCCCGCAAGTCGATGCGGGCGCAGTCGACCCGCACCAAGGCCCGGATCACGGCCGGAGGGAAGCGCGCGCCCTACTACCCGTGGCTGGACTTCGGCGGCAAGGGACCGAACAACCGGCCGGCCAAGCGGCCGTTCTACACGGACGGCCGCTACCTGTGGCACGCCCTGGTCGTGAAGCGGGACGCGTTCAACACCGCGCTGACCCGGGCGCTGGTGTCCACCGCTGAGGCGGCCGGGATCGA